CCTTCTTCACCTGGTTTTGCAGATGGATCAACAGCTTCAAATGGGCTCATACCAAACATAGTGTACTGTTTGGCTGCTTCCATCAAGCCAAGTTTAGCTGCTTCTATTTGTGGTGCGTCACGTTGATACGTTGTTTGAAACTGTGTATTTTGTGGACTATCACCTGAACCAAAACTCATACAAATCTTCTCCTATAAGCGTTCGCAAAATGTTCCATACCTAGACGTTTTGCCATTGCGTCAAATTTTTTTATTGCTACATCGGAAAGGCGTGGCTCAAAGATTACTTCACGTACTCCTCTCATTTTTGCCCAGTCTATAAATTTTTTCATCATAAATATTCCTGCCATCCCGTTTCTATGCTTAGGATCTACATACAATTCTAGCTCCTTCGCAAATGTTTCGTAGCTGTAAGAATACTCCATTATTCTACCAGCCATAAATCCAATTCTTTTGTTACCTTTTTCAACAAGGATCGCAAAATAATTTGGATCTGTTATTGCGACATCAAAGTATCGTTTTGCTTTGACATCGTTGTACTCTACCTCACTCCAGTCAGACTCCTTGTGGTGCTCTTTGCTAGCTGCAATAGCCCACTCATAATCTTGAGGTTCAACGAACCTCCATTTCATTACTTCCCTTTACTTTCCCTTCTTTTATCGTAATACTTTTTTTGTTTTTCTTTTTGTTTTCTGTAAGCTTCACCCGCCATTTTTTTAGTTGGTGATTCTTTTGATCGTGCTTTTTTCAATCCTGCACCTTCTGATGCAGCTACACCAACTGCAGTACCAGCTGCAACACCAGTTTTAAATCCTGGTTTCTTTGCTTTGGTAGGCATACGTTCGCCCATTAATACAGCTTTACGTTTTGCTATTTCAGCTTGTTTACGTTTAAACTTTGCATATGGTTTAACCTTTTTACCAATACCGGTTACGGATTTAGGTTTTTTAGCAATACCAGCTACTTTTTTAACACCTGCTTTTATTAATTTACCTTTTGCCATTTATACCTCGCTCATTTTTTCAGACTCTGGGTCTAGTTTATTCATCATTTTGTACATTCTTTTTGCCCCTTCCATACGACTACCATTGCCAAAGTTTTCTACTGCCTTTGCCGTCATGACAAACTCGCCGTCAGATAGTTTTGCATCAATCATATCGTCTTTAGGACCACCTGGGCCACTGACATCGCCCCCTTTATCCATATCCAATGATGCTATTCCTCCAGTATTCATGAAAGCACCTTGGTAGAAAGGATTATCCATTTCACCACCAATTAAACTTTCATCGACACCATATAAAAATGCTAGTTCTTTTCTTCTCCTACGTTTAGCTGCTTCAAATTCTTCTTCCGGTGTATCACGTCCTGCATATAATCCTGCTGCTTGTGATACAGCTGTAGGAATTAAGTTTGTTTCAAATTGACCAGTTGGAACCATTTCTTTGATAGTTAGTCCTGTGCTAGGATCTATAACCGCTCTTTCTGCCATGACTGGTTTGCTGAATATATCAGCATCAGGCATTGTTAAAGTTTCACCTGGTATTTGTTTTGAATATAAAAATTGATCTGCAGAACCTGTTGCAGCTGGATTTAATGTTCGTGAATAACCTGGCAACGCATCAGCTTGATTACCTAAATATTCTGACAAAGAAGACGGACCAACCATTGATGTTTGTGGTGCTTTTCCTAACATAATGTCCATCGCTGATAGTTGTGGTGCTGTGTAAGGCACTGTTGCTGGCACCATTGCTTTTGTTGGAATTTCAGATGGCATAAAGAAACCTTGATCAACATCAACTTGATCAAAAGGTATTTTTTTCATAACTGATTGTGGCCTTAAAACATCTTGTGTTGTAGCTGCGTTTGCAGCATTGAATTGTTTTGCAGCGTTTGCTGCACTCATGTACGAGAATGGTATTGATGTAAGACCTGCAACCATCGCTGCTTTGCCTGGTCTTTTTGATCCACTAAGTGCTGCCGTGCCATAACCAAGTGCTGTTTGTTTTAGCGCATTGGCCATGAGTGGCGACATATTTTTAAATAAACTAAATTTACTTCCTAACGCACCAAATGCTGGTCCTGCAACTGCTGTGAGCGCCATCGGTAGTGCCATTTGCACTATTGGGTTCTTCATTAATTTGCTTAAAAATCCCATACTATCTTAATAAACTCGCTATTCCACCACGGTTTGCTTCCATGTAATCGTCTGGATTTAAACCTGCTTCTATCATCTTTAGAATTGTTCTGTAATCTGAAGGATCAACTGCTGCCTGTTCCATAAAAGGTGCCATAGGAGGAAAAGGTTCTGGGCTAAAAGGACCCATGCCTGGTGGAGGCACTGGCATTGGTGATGGCATTGGCATGTCTCTTCTAAAATCAAATCTTCTATCTGGTGAAGGCATTGGCATTGGTAATGGCATGTTCCTTCTAAAGTCAAAATCTCTATCTGGCATTGGCATTGGTGCCGGTTTTCCTTGTCCAGGTCTTGGAAAAGGAAAAGGCATACGTTCAATTGGATTAGCGTATTGAGGCGTCATGTTGTTTGCTATTCCTATGCCTGGTTGCCTGTCACTTGATAGTCTGTATCCTATTGAATTATTTGTTTCTTCTTTTCTTGGTCTAAAAGCCACTACGATGTTCCTCCAAAGACGTCAGGTAATTTGTTTACCTTAAGTACGACGTCGCGTTTTATGTCCTCTTTTTTTGTGCTAGTTTCAGGGTCATTGACATCATCTTCCGCTGCTTTCTCATCAGCATAGACTTTCCCTGTTGTCGCGTGCTTTATAGTTGTGACTGTTTCCACATCTATCACAGGAATTGTGCTTCCTGCTTTCACGGTAATATCGTCTTTTATAGCCATTTTTTCTCCATTATGCAATAATTAACTTATCTCTAGCACACTCAAAACCACATGTAAATCATTAGCGTTTTGTGCGGTAGCCTTAAAAACCTCTGATTCTTTTGCAACAAGAGGCGATGTGAGTAATTCAGCCGATGTTTTTGCTGCAATAGATTTATCCTTTTCTAAGGAAAAAGCATTAGAGCTAGAATCCGTTAGTGTCAGTGTCAACGTACAAGCGTTGGATGCGTCATCATTCGATATACGTATTGACTTCACAATAGCTGTCGTTTCTGCTGGCACAGTATATACTGTTGTTTCATTTGTTGTAGTTAAATCTACTTTATAATTTGTGTATACGTTTGCCATTTATCCTAAAAACCATGTTACTGCCTCGTCATCATTTCTAAGTGGTTCAGAGGTGTAGGTGTTGTTAAGTGCAAATATTAATTGATCTAAAGTTTGCACAAGTTGTGCCATTTGTGATTGATCATACTCTTCTGTTGCTTGTGGTAATAGTGGTACTGTTATTTTAGTCATTAAATTCCTGGGTTAGTTCCTGCAAGGCTTGCAATTCCTTGTCCTGTTTGTTGTAATGGCTGAGTTGACGCTAACTGACCTTGATCAAATTGCAATCTATCACCTATTCCGTAAGTATCAAGAAACTTTCTAAAATCACCAAAACCAGTGCTAGATCCTGGTGCCATGTCTTCACCCATAAAACTGTAACCACCGCGCATATCCATTGTGTGTACACGACTTCCCATTCCACCTTGTAAATATTTATTATATTCATCCATAATACTTCCTCTGTTTGTCAAATCTAAATTTTCATTTCGCACATAAGGTGTTATGGGTTCTCCAAGCAAACCTTTGCCTATAGCACCAGGTACTTCAGGAACTGGGAATGATCCAGGTGGGGTTTGCACTCCGCCAAGAACTGGATTTGAAGGGTCAACAGGTAAGGGTTGTAAACTATTATCTCCAAATTGATTATAATATTCTTGCATTGTTTTAGTTGGATATCCACCAGTGTCCATAACATCTTTTGCATACGCATTCCATGCAGGAGGTTTTATATCTTGTTGTTGCATTCGCATTTGAATTTGTTGTACTAAAGCAGGGCCTGTTGGATTTTGTAAAGGTTCAGGAACTTCTTTAGTTGTAAAATCTGGTATGGGTTGTGTAGGTTGTGTAGGACCAAGACTTGCTATTCCTTCCAAAGGTTCTTGTTGTTGAGGTTGTCCTTGGTTTAATCCTTTCATAATAGGATTCATGTAAGTAGGATTATAGTACATTACCCACCTCGCATGCCGTCAGGTTTACCATCAAATCTAAGTGTGCCGTATCGCCACTTATCATCAGTTGCGTCACTGGATACGCGCAGTGCAAGTTGTCTGCCACGTATACGTGTGTCTTTTTTGGTTGTGCTAGTTGTTACGGTAAAAGGTCCGTGTGTTCTTTGTGATGCACTTGGATATGGACGTGACTTTACTGTTATATCCACTTCGCCTACTTGGTTTTTAAAATCAGGTATGAACCTAGATATAGAAATAAATTGATCACCATCTGCAATATCAATGTCGCCTGACTCTATGTGGCATGACATGGCTGCGCCATCATCATTAACACCTTCTTCATGTGCATAAATAAAAGTACGCCCTTCTTTGACACCAGTGATGGTAGATATGGTTGCAGTTGTATCACTTGCATCAAACTCTGCTGCGTATGGATTTGAATACACACCACGATCTGCCCAAGAGCTACGCGCTAATGTGCCTATGTACCATATTTTTTCTGCATAATTGTAAGTAACATGTCGATCTATTTGTGATGAATTAGATGAAGGATAGAACCACATAACTTCATTAAAATCTGAATTAACGGCACAAAATACATCACCTAGTGCGTTGTTGTTTATGTCATCAAATACATAATCTTGCACACTGCACGGTATTTTTTTCACCGCACCGTCAAATAAGAAAAAAGAATCATTACCCATCCAATAAGCAATACCGTTAACATCAACTGCACTGTGTATACCAACAGCACCACAATTAGAACCTAGTTGTTTAAATCCAAAAGTAAATGGTGGACCAATAAATTGCATTTGATACAACGCCGTATCGGTATAAACAAGTATTGCACCCCTAGATCTTACAGCTGTATTAATTTGATTACCATCCGTTAGTCTTTGTGAACCAGCTGTGTTTGTTGCTGTCGGTGTCCATGTTCCTGAGTTTTCTTGGTCAGACCAACGTATAAACATATTATCCTGTGTTGATGTTGTGCCTATTGTTGTTTCTGTGCCAAGACAAATAACGTGTCTGTCATCACCAGATACTAACATAAATCTGGATTTTGTGGGTGCGCCACTGACATTTGTTCTTGCTGCCAAGTTACTTGACAATCCACTTGACGTATCCCAGTAGTATAAACTGCCATCAAACTGTTGTGCCAAAACATCTTCGCCCCAGTTGTCCAATGCCCACTTTGTTGATTGTAACAAAACACCTTGTGCACCAGTCAACCCTTCTCTTGTTGTATCCCACGTTGCCGCGTTCCATGTACCTGCACCCCATCCATACCCGTATATAGATGTAGGTGACCCAGTGTTTATTTGGTATGTAGCATTAGCTGTGGCGCCAGTTGCATCAGAGCTAGCTGCTGCTTTTGCAACGATCGTATAAGTATTATCATTAGGGACTGTTTGTATTTCAAACTCACCTTGTAAATTTGCTGCCGAGATACCGCCGACTGCACCACTTACACTAGCAATTGTGACAAAATCACCTATCAATGCACCGTGACTAGAATCAGTCACCGTAACAGTGGTAGAGCCATTTGTTGTTTCAAACTGTGTAATGTTGCCTGTGCCTGTTGCACGTGTTGGTGTAATGTCAGCATAACTACCTTCTGAATATGCATACAATTTTTTGTTTGTACCATACACAGCATAGTTTACACCTTTAAGATCTGAATACGTAAGAATAGCACGTGTTGCACCAAGCAACGCATCGCTTGTTACTTTTTCCCAACCACCTATTTTTTCTGGTTGACCGTAACGAAAGCGCACGTTGTCACCATCTACCCATCTACCCTCTGCACCGTACTCGGTGTTTTGTTTATCTATGCCTGGGGCAATCTGTAGTTTAGTTAGTGGCATAGAATGGTATCCAGTAATCTGTGCCGTTTATATTAACACGAATATGACCTGTTAGCGATCCTACACTTGTATCTGTTGTAATACTAGAAGATTGATCTGAATTACTCGTACCATCAAATCTAATAAATTCTTGATCAGCATCACCTTGGTCTAATGTTAAAACTGCCACGGCAGCTGATGAACTTGCTTGATCTATCGTGACAAACGCACTTGTTGGTGAAGATGTACCAAAACCTATTTTATCAGCAGAGCCGTCAGAAAAGAAAGCATGTGTTAACGTATCTGTCTCTATTCTAAAATCAACGGCAGCATGAGAATCGTTAAATGTAAAACTGCCACCATCAAAGTCAATATTGCCTGTTGCTTTAACACCACCGACAACATCCAATTCTGTTGAAGGCGAGTTAGTTTTTATACCTACACGGTCATTACCTGCATCGGTAAAGAATAAGTTTGCATCGCCGTTACCCTCAATTCTAAAATCAAGGTCGGCAGATGACTCGTTAAATACAAACGTGCCACCATCAAGTGATACATTACCAGCTACTGCCAACGTTCCGTTTGCTGTAATATTTCCACAATCAGCTAATACATCGAACATGGTAGAACCATCAGAATACAAAATGTGTTTTGCACCTTGCACAAGGTTTGCTGCCGTGCCGCCTGCTGGTTTAAACCCTAAAGTGTTACCACCGTGTGTAGTTGCGTCATCAACGATATACCATGTTTCCACAGCTTCACATTGTATTGTAGTATCTCCAGACAATGTGCCTGTTAATTTTATAATAGCGTTACTTTGTTCGTCTGCTGTTGTGCCGTCTGCTACGGTTAGTGAATCTGTTGTGCTAGCAATTGCTACGGATACGTAACCTTTTATTGCTGATTCTAATTTTTGTAAGTTGTTATTTGTTTTAGTTCCCCAAGATCCTGAGTTTTCACCTGTGGCTTGAAGTTCTAGATTTAGACTACTTGAATATGTCGATGCCATTTTGTCTCCTTAATCTGTTGATCCTGGTTCTACATTTACCCAGGTTACTGACTGTGAATCATCTGTTTGATTCCAAATCTGTAAGTCTGGC